ACTTTGGTGGGTAATCTGTCAATATAACGGCATCATTGACCCTTTTGCTGAACTCGTAGAAGGGAAGATGTTATTGATTCCAACTACTGAACGTGTAAAAGCAAGCTTTATGATCAATAACTTAGCCGTTGGTGGAATTCCTTCTACTAGAGTGATAAAATAATGTCAATTCCAAGAAATGAACTAGATGTTTTTTCAACGTATACATATCATTTTGAGCTTCATGCTGCAAAGTCCTGGGAATCATTAAAAAATGCACAATATATTGATCAAAATAGCTATACTTCTCCTAAGGATGCTAATGGTACATTATTGATCAATACAAGAAAAGATGCTCATCAAACAATTGATGACGTGAGAATAACATATCATTGTTCAAATCAAAATCAATATGGTGAATTTACTCCTGAATCTACTATGTCAATGTTAATAACTGAGCCAAATGGAGCTTTTTTTATTGAAAAAATTCATAATGTAATGAATAAATTTGAATGTGCTGACGTTACGAGTTTAATTTTTGGATTGAAGATCTTCTTTGTGGGCAGAACCCCTGACAATAAAATTAAACAGATTGAAATGCCATCAATCATTCCTATGCAGATTTTAGAGATGAAATCAAAATTTTCATATAAAGGTGGTGAATATAGTTTAGAATTTTCTAGCTTATCAATGAATACTACTTTTTTACATACATCAGCATCTGATTTAACCCCATCTTCAGCGTCTGCTTTGGGTGGATATTGTAATAAAACGATAACGTTAAAAGCAAAGACGGTACAAGAAGCTTTAGATAAGTTACAAAAAGCTTTAAATGATAATTATGCAGATACTTATAAATTAGAACTTAAAAATCCAGGAGCTAGAGATATCAGATATGTGATTAAGAATCAAGGAGTTCAAGGAAAATTGAGCTTAACTAACAATGATTCTTTTGACCCTACTGACTTTACTACGATTGTTTGCTCTAAAGATGAATCAATTTTATCTTGGATCTATAAGATCTGTAGATCTAGTAAAGAATTAAATGAAAAGATAGGTGCTTCTAAAGAAGGAATTAAAAAAGAAGGACACCCTGGAGTGAAGATGATATCAGTGATTCCAAAATTTAATTCTAAAGAGAACTATCTAGAATTAAATTATGAGGTTGGATTCTATGAAGGAGGCGGTGATGATCTTTATATATTTGACTTTATGTTTTCAGAACCTGGTAAGAACGTTGATGTCTTAGACTTTGACATAGCGATGACAAGTTTAAGAGCTTGGTATACAACTACATCACATGGAATTGACGGTGATTCAGGATGGTCATCAAGAATGCCAAAGCAAGATCCTAAAAAATTCGGTGATGATATTATAGTACCTGATGTACGCAAGGATAAATTAACAAATAAGATTGAAGTTCAAACACCACCTATAAAAAAAGGTGACTATGCATATTTAAACATTCAATCAAAGTTAGATGATAATGGACACATTAAATTTGACCATGATTCTGTTCCTAGTGCTAAATTAGCATTTTCATGTATTTCTGATATGAACAGCGCAGTTAATTCTCAGGTTGCGTTTACAATTCGTGGAAACCTTGAATTATTGACTAGAGGAATCTTGCACCCGGATATTGAATATTTTGCAGGGACAAAAGCAATTCTTCCAGGTTTAAACTCACCCACACAGATCAAAGTAAATATAAGATCACCTGATTCAGAACACTATCCATTCTTTTACACTGGAAAATATGGGTTAGGTGCGATTGATAATCATTTTTCAGGCGGATTATTTACACAGGTTTTGTATGTATCAATGCAAGAACCTGCAAAGTGAGAAAAATATTTAAATGAGAAAAAATCCTGGTAGTGAAACTTATGGCAGTAATTTTACTATGTGTCTTGGTGTTGTCAAGAATAATGCAGATCAAGCACAACATGGTAGATTACAGGTTTATATCCCATCTATTGACTCTAGAGATTATAAGCTTGAAGATTTGCCGTGGGCAAATTATATAGCTCCTTTTGGTGGAACTACTGCAAATTTTAAAGTAGGACGAGAACAGCATGATATCAATGGAATCATGTCATATGGATTTTGGGCAATTCCTAAGATCGGAGGTCAGGTTCTCTGTGGATTTATCGAAGGAGACCCTTATACTCGCTTTTGGATGGGTTGTATTTACGTTCCAGAGTATAACCGTACTATGCCGACAAACATAGACCCATTGCTTACCGAGATAGATGACTCTGGACGTTATCCGCAAAAGACAATCGATTATCAAAAGAATAACTTAGAAGCTGCAGGTCTTGATCCAAAATCAAAGCACTATAAGACAAGAGGTGGATATGAACGTTCTATCTCTCATCCTTCTAATCAAAATAAGAACAAACCGTCTGATAATGGGTATTATCCTAAACCACTTGATCCGTCTGTGTCTGATTCACAGACAATGTGTTTGACATCTCCTGGCAGACATTTTATTGTGATGTCTGATGTTGATGAGCACTGTAGAATTCGTGTCAAGACGACTGAAGGTCAACAAATCATCCTTGATGATACAAATGAGCGGATCTATGTTTCTACTGCGATGGGCAGAAACTGGATTGAGATGGATGAAACTAACGGAAAGATCTACATTTATTCTGATTCAAAGATCAATATTCGGTCAAAAAATGACATAAATTTTTATTCTGATAACAACATCAACATTGTAGCAAAGAACCGTGTAAACATTCGTTCTGAAGAGCGGGCTATACAGATTGAAGCTAAACATGACGTTCGTCTCTTGTCAACTGATGCTGATATCATGGCTACCGCTTCAAGAGACATTCACTTAAAAACTTTGAACGGACCAAAGGCTCCTAAAGAAGCAGAAGAGACAAAGTGTATGTCACCCGTTCCTAACTTGATACATAAATTTGCTGAGAAGGGTGGATCTGATACGAGCATGGTTCGTATTGATACGATTGATGCGGTAGAGATTCAAGTATCCAACGGACCACTAGAAGCTACTGCTAAGAAAGAATTTAACATTAAGTCACTTGAAGAAAAAATTAACATTCAAGGTAAGACTGATGTTAACATAGTATCAGATGAAGGTCACTTTGACGTTAAAGCTAAACGTGACGTGAATCTCGTAAGTACTTCTGACAGCTTATCATTACAATCAAATCAAGATCTTAACGTCAAAACTACTGGAAATCTTCAATTACAATCAAATCAAGATCTCAACATCAAAACTACTGGAAAACTTCAATTACAATCAACTTCTGGAGATGTTAACATTCTTGCCGATAGTCAGAAAATCAACATTGAAGCAAAATCTGATAAGACAAGCATTAAAGGTGTTGACGTTCATATTAAAGGTGGTGATGGAAGCCCTAGTAGTGATGGAAACCCTTGTGGTCCTTCACTTGCATTTATCTCTGAATTTACCGAAACCGGATTAACAGAGATTACTATTGATCCCCCACCACCCCCACCACCAACTCCATCTGACGGATTATTTACCGGATCTGTTTATATAGAAGGGCAGTTTGTTAATCTTTACGGTGCAGGTACAAGTATCGAAGATCCTTGTTGTGCTGACGCTGGAGGTCCGATCAGGCATAACGGTCTTAGATATGTTGACGTTCCTTCTGATCCAACATCTCCAGATCCAGCAGCAGAAGCAGCAGCCGCACAAAAGGCTTCAGAAGCTAAGGTAGCATTATATGCTAAGAGTGTTGAACTTGTTAAAGTAGTTGACAAGATGGTTCGTCCTGATCATGAGTCATGGGAACGTGATGAAGATGAAGCTACGTGTAAAACAAAACGAAATAAAAAGTATCAAGGTTAGTAAATAATTTTATTTAAGAGGATTTCAAAGATGTTTGCTTTTAAGAACTTTTTGTTTGAGAATTTATTACTTGAAGATAAGATAGATTTTATCTTGTCAAAACAAGGTGAGAAGATCTTCAAAGCCTATGAAGCTGATAAGGGTTTAGGTAAGCCAAAACTAGAAAATGCTGAAGATGTGTTAAAATATATGGCTAGTAAGTTCTCTGAAAAGTACTTACAGTGGCTAGTTAACCTATATATTAATGGTCAGTTTTCTCTTGAAGATCATCAAAAGATAAATGAAATTATTACTAAATTTGAAAAAGCTCGTCCGAAGTTAGAAAAGAAAGACATCAATCAGTACAAGAGCATTAAGGACATTGAAGAAACACTTGCTCCCTTGAAGGATGATGATCTGAAATCAAATCGTCAGTTGAATAAAGAACGTGAAAAGAAATTCTTTGTAGATAAAGAAGCAAAGATCTTCTATGAAGGGGGTGGAATCAAAGTTATTATCCCGAAAACTGAAGCTGCAAGTTGTTACTTCGGAGTAGGCACTAAGTGGTGTACTGCTGCTGAAAAGAACAACATGTTCAATACTTACAGCAAACAAGGTAATCTTTACATCGTGCTTACTGATGACGGAAGAAAATATCAGTTTTTCTTTAAAATGAGAATACAGCAAATGATGGATGAAAAAGACCAACCTATCAACAATTGGGGTGAGCTCACTAAAAAATATCCTGCTCTTTATTCTGCATTTGAAAAGATCGCTCAAAAGACTGGGTTCATACCCTTAATAAAAGATCCTTCTGAAGCTGATTATGTTAAAGCTATCAAATATAATCCACAAGCTACTATAAAAGATGCTGCTGAAGCTAAAAAGCAACTTCCATCTGCTGCAGCTGAAGTTGTATTCACAGATAAAAACTCAGTTTCATTGATAGATAGATATTTTGACGCGTTTAAAACTTCAGATTTATTAAAATACTTTAAGAATGAGGGTTCTACCGATGCAAGATCTATAAACTATCTTATTACTGGATGGTTAAAATACAAGAAAATATCAAAAGAAGATTTCAACAGATTACTTGATGTATTGTTTTCTAGATTAAGAAACAATAAGTATGACACAGCGCTTGGTTTCATAATTAAAAAAGTATTTGAAAATCATGAATTTTCAGCTTACAAAAATATAATTGAAGAACTGTCAATAGAAACTAAAAAAGAATTGGTTAAATATGACAGTGATTTGATTGAGTACTTTGAAAATGATCTACCTGAAGACTTTAAGATTGATTTAATTAAAGCTAATGATAGCGTTTTTAAGAAGTTTGAAAATCCTACCAATAAGATGAAAGAGAATTATCGTTGGGTTATGCAAGCTAAAGACTCTCGTTACAAGAGAGGTTACTAATGTCAAATTTTTATCGTTTTTATAAAGGGTTCAGTACCCGCAACTACGAAAACTTGGGAACTTCTCTAGAGATCACTGACATTTCTTGCATTGAAGAAGATCTTTTAAATGAGATCTTCACGATCAGGGGTGAACGAGTGATGATGCCTACTTACGGTACCAGAATTCCTCTCTTGCTCTTTGAGATGAATGACGCTTCTACTATGGACATTATCAAAGCTGATTTAACTGAAGTTTTTAACCATGATCCACGGGTTGAGATTGTAAACTTAGACGTGATCTCTTCACCTGACCGTAACGCTTTAATGGCCATTGCAAAGTTAAATTATAAAGAATTCGCTGTGATCAAGGATCTATGGATAACTATTAATAGTAGATGATATTTCTTGATAACAAATACACACGCTGGTTAAAATAGAGATCACCAGCCGTTAACAACTTATTGAATCCTGGTTTCTATAAATATAACTAAATTAAACTATTGGAAGAAGATATATGGCTACAAGCCCACTCTTATACGCTGCTGAAAGTTGGGAAAAGGTTTACAAGGCTTTTGAAGAGATCAACTTTACGGCTTATGACTATGATGCTGTAAAGCAATCGTTAATTGATTATCTTAAGGTTCACTATCCCGAAAATTTCAACGATTACATTGAATCAAGTCAATTTATTGCGTTAGTTGAGCTATTTGCGTATATTGCTGAGATCAATTCTTATCGTGTTGACCTTTCAGTTCATGAAAATCTTCTTCCTACCGCGACTAGAAAACAAAGCATCTTACGTCTTGCAAAGCTCATCTCTTATACAGCTTCAAGAAATTTACCGCTAAGAGGACTTGTAAAGATAAATTCAGTTTCAATTTCAGAAGACGTACGAGATTCTCAGGGTAATTCACTATCAAATCGAGTAATTACATGGAACGATCAAAATAATCCAATTTGGAGAGAACAGTTCTTTATTGTGATGAACAAGGTCTTGACCCAGTCTTTTGGAAATCCTTTCAAGTCTTTTCAAGTAGATGATACGATCTTTCAACAATATGAAATTTCAAATGTACTAAGATCTGAAGATATCAAGAGCATCTTTGGTAACGGGGTTGCAACTTTCACTGTATCGTCCAATGGAAGTGATCTTAATTTTGAGTTAGTTCCTGCTGACATCGATCAAAGTGGAGTCTTTGAACGAAGCCCTAATCCTAATTCTTATTTTAGCTTGTTGTACGCAAATGACGGTAGTGGTGATAGTTCGGATACTACAGGTTTTATGATGTATGTAAAACAGGGAGAGCTATTAAAACTTCCGTATGTGTTTGATACAAATCTTCCGAACCGAGTGATTGACGTAAATGTTCCAAACATTAATGATGTTGACGTTTGGGTACAAGAAGTTAATGCTCAAGACATCATCATTAATCAATGGGAAAGCGTACCTAACGTAGCAGGCACAAATTTAGCATTCAATAATATTGCAAATACTAAGAAGTATGAGATTGAAACTCTAGAGAATGATCAAGTTAGATTGATCTTTGGAGATGGTGACTTTGCAGAGATTCCAGTAGGTATCTTTAACATTTGGGTTCGTCAGTCAAGTTCAGCTGCGCCGATGTTACCTAAGACAGCGATCAATAATCAAGTAGTAACGTTCTTGTATAAATCTAAAACTGGAACTCAAGAAAGTTGTACTTTTAGCTATTCACTAGTTTCAGCACTTCAAAATTCTGCACAAGCAGAAGATGTTGAACATATTAGAAGTGTTGCTCCTTCGGTTTATTACACGCAAGATCGAATGGTGAACGGAAAAGATTACAATTCACTATTCCTTAAAGATTCATCGATCCTGAGGATGTTTGCTGTTAATCGTACGTTTAGTGGCCAACCGAAATATATTGATTGGAATGACGCATCTGGTCAGTATCAAAATGTAAAAATTTTTGGTGATGACTTACGTATTGTATATGACATCAAATCTTATGCCAAGAGCTCAGCTATTTCATCTCGATCAATTATCGATGAAGTTCTTGAACCTGCCCTGTCTAGCGCCGGTGTTTATAACATGATTGTCTATTCTTATTATAAGACATCCGGCGCGCTAGGGTTAGCATATATCAAACCTAGAACAAAGTTTATTGAAAGTTTAACAACGTTAGTAAATGGATTTCCTACTTTAGAGAAAACTGAAATTCAAGGCGCTCTTGATCGTCACTGGTACGGTGAGCCTTTACGAAAGGTTATGCTTGATGCTAATTTATCTGACACTTCAAGTCTTCCGAAGACTGTTTATGGAGTAGTTGATAATGACGCTGATTATAGAATTTATGATTCTAATTTAAAGACGGTTACAAAAGATCCTAATACAGGAGCGTATGTTCGTGTTCCATTCCCAGGTGGGGTGTCAGGAATCCAAGAGACAGTGATTCGTCAAAAACGATTTGGGATTCGATTTGATCCCGACAGAACTTTTACGTCTTTGATGTCATTAAACCCTTATTCAACTACATTAGCAAATATTCAGTCTTATGACTTTTTATCTTCAACTGATTTAAATCAGAATACAGCTAGAGAAGAAGTATACACTATTGAGATTCTTGATAGTATTGGAAATTATAGCGTTTTTAGTTCAGTATCAGGGTACCAAGCACCTGGAATTTCAGGAGTGCCTTATACTAATGGGGTGATTTCATTCATTTGCGGAACTCCACACGGAATGTCACCCGTGTATGTTGAAGGTGATGCATTTGTAATTCAAGTGATAAATGATAATGGAACATTTGTACCCATAATTTCACGCGTGAATCTTATGGGTAGATTTAGAGTGATAAATGAATCCGATCTTTATGATGGGATTGAATCTATTGCATTCTCAAGCAATGATCCTGTA